ATTCTGCTTCATCCGCTTGTTCGGGCGAGGATGCCCGGCAAGCGGACAAGGCTTCCGCAGTCACGCAGCGTTCGGGCGACGAGGTTATCAGAGATGAAGCACAGGGCATGATGGTAGCCATCAAGGAACTTCGGATACATGGGGCATACAAAGACTTTTTAATCGAAGGTTTCAAAGTGCGAATCGAGATAACTCGTCAAGAATAATTGCATGAGCGATGGACGCGAAATTCCATTCGTCGCCCGAATGTCCTGCGATAACCCGGCGACGGGAGAAAGATTAAGCATGGCGAAAAAACCTGATTCCGTCGCTCGGTGTTCATCGCGTTGTTCTGCGTCCGATCCGTGGAAGGATGGCAAAGAACACGCACGGCATTTAGCGGAGTGCGGTGACGACGATTGCGACAGATGCGGGTATCTGATCGATGGGCTATACATGGCGTGCGACCAATGCGGACATTGGGGGCATCAAGATTCAGGCGGATGGGTGATGGCGAATGGCGTCCCATTCTGTAGCGAGGACTGTGCCAAGCAATGGTTTGGCGAGTCAGTTGAGATTCAGTAGGTACGCAGAACGCTTGGGTTCAACGGGTCGCGAGGAAAGACTATGACTAAACCAAACCAACGTTGCCGCGACTCCGTTGCAACCCATTGTTCCACGGCCTCGGTGCTGTGCGATGCGTGTATGGGCGAGGGTGGTCGATGGGACAACGAATCAATCGACCATTGGTACGCCTGCGAAAAGTGCAACGGATTCGGACGAGTTTTCCCAAAACCACAAAAGCAGTCAGCAGTTTTGTATTGGGTGCTAGTTGGGCATTGGGAAGGAACGCCGTTTCCGATCATGCGAGGCGAAGACCCACCACCGTTTTCAGTGTGGTCGGTGACGGATCGCGAGCAATGGGAACGATTGCGAAGCGAGAAGTATTACACGCGACGGTCTAAGTCTCGGCCAGTCGCAAAAGTGGATCGTGAGTTTCAAAAGCAAACCGGCAAAGACGTGTGGGAGGAATGATGGCAGCAAGCCTAGAGAAGTGCATTGTGTACGCGGTCTCGCGTACAAGCGTAGATGATGGTCATCGAGGAACCATTGCATGGTTCAGCATGGCATCGGAAGCGTCAAAGTTTTGTGAAAAGCTACGCCAAGAGGTTCGCCCGTTTCCTGGGCTAACACCAGATCCGACGTTTCATGAATTTGAGGCATGGGTAGAGAAGAACCAGTACGGTAGTTGGAATTACTATGTTCCAGCAAACGGCGTTTTCGACGAATTGCCGGTAGATCGTGAATTGCACCGCGAGAGCGGTTTACGCAAGTTGACATTGAAAGAACGGAAGGCGTTGGGCGTCTAGGTCCGTGGAACGTTAGCGATCACACGGTCGCGGGAGAAAAGCTGAATGAGCGAAGCGAACGAAAAACCTAGCCACCGCGACTCGTCGTGCATCGCGTTGTTATCGGGTCGCGATGGATACGGTGAGTTGTCGCCGGAAGTCATCCACCTGCAATATCCGATGGCGACATGTTGCATTTGCGGCAATGACGATCTTTTACGGTGGGGTGTTCCGATTGACACCGAAACTGCCCTGATTGTCGCAAACGACTTTGAGGGCGATTGGGCGGCAAAGCCAGCGTGCCGAGAATGCTGGTCGAAGCACGATGCGGGGCAATTTGTCGGGCATGACCCAGCGTTTTGATCCCGATAACGCTGAAATTCACGGGGCCGCCGGTGTTGAGTCGCCACTGGCAAAACGGCCTATCGGCGGCTCATGTGCAATTTTTTGTTCGTGGTGTGCGATGGGATGGAATAAGGGATACACGATTTTGGAATCAACGGTCATCGGCGCTTATGACTTAGGGAAACTCGACGAGCCGCTGTTGCGTGTGCTCATGGAGCCTTACCGGAATAGCGACATCGACCATGGTGGAAGTCGCGACATCACGTCGAAGGATGGATTGTCGTGCGACGAAATCGTCGTCAAGACGTTACGGCCAGAGGCGTTTGCGAATGCTGTCACGTTGCGACGAGAGGACGACTACGACGATTATTGGGAGGCTATCAGCGACTCGTGGTACGAGTTGACACGCAAAGAGTTTGCGTACTGGTAGCATCCCACGAACGCATAAATTCACGGAGCGACGGCGTTTGATGCTCCATTGTCCTCACGGTTGCTCCGTCGCTTCCGTGCAATTTTTTGTTCGTTAGCTAACTGGAGCAATTTATGTATGCGATTTCAACAGACGAAGAACAATACGAAGGGTCATACGAGACAGTCGAAGACGCGATCGAAGACGCGGCCAATGGTTACGCGCACGAAGTTTTTTGGGTCGGCAAGTGCGTCCCACCTCCACAACCGGAAAGCATGTGGCGAGCAGACGATTGGCTGGAGCATGTTAGCTGCCAAGATTCTTATGCTGGCGATTACGCGGAATGCTGGGACGATTCGACAGCGGAACAGCAAGCGGAGTTAGAAAATGAAGTACAAGCAGTGATGGCGGCTTGGTTGGATCGCCACAAGTTGCGACCGCGATTCTTTTTGGTCGAAGATGCGGTGAAGTATGTGGTTGTTGATGGGAAGCCTGTAAAAGCGTCGGACGCATTAGTCTGACGAACGCCCCGGATCAGCCGGTTGCCGGGGGTGACTTTCTTTTGTGATGCAGCCTCTCGGCAACTCGGCTGCATTGCGGTGTTATTTTTCGTGTGGAAGGGTGGTGGAGTATGGCCAAAAGCGTTGTGATTGACGGTGTGACTTATGTGCCCGTGGCAGAATCGATGCCAAGTGCAGAGCAAATCGCGAGAGCACTGATGGAAGATTTTTGGGGTGAACTTCCGTCTGATAAGGATTGGAAGGTGGAGGCGTCAGAGTTGTTTGTGCATGTCGATGAAGGGCAGTACGGAAACCCGTCCGTGATGGATGTTGTCGCACGGATAGTGAATAGGATCAGTGCAAAATAACGCTTGGGTTATCCGAGCACGAACGAAAAATTTAACCATTGGAGAAAAACGCGAATGAGTGCTTCGGATCAACCCATTGTTATGCGGCTTCGGGATGCGTCTAGTGGTCGCGACGTTTGGCGGGTGCAGGACAAGGACGACAAGAGTTATTGCATCGAGTTCGAGCGATGGGAAAAGCACGAAGCCGAACGATGGTGGAATGACGCCAAAGACGAGGAGTGGAACAAAAACCGTGAATTGGCCCTTGTGCGTGTAAACACGCAATCCGATCGGCTCATGCAAGAAGCGGCTGACAAGATCGAGCGATTAGAAAGAATTGTCGGTGAGATGTGGGATACGTTCTACGGACAAAACATGCAGGTAGCGAATTGGCACCAAAACGGAGAATTGGAGCCAATGGATGAGTTTTTCGAGTCCAACGACTGGAGTGCGGAAGAGTCCGCATAACGCTTGTAATCACGGGGTTGCGGCCCGTGATCTAACCATCAGAAAACGCGCGGACCGCAACTCCCGTGCATTACATTGTTATCGGGTTCTACCATGAGAGATCATGTTTTAGGTCAGTTGAAACAGATGGCGGAAAAGTGTGCTTGCTCAGATGTGACCGATGCAGGCAACGCTTACGATTTGATTAGTAACCTCATTTATTGCGTGGACATCATCGCAACAGAAATGCCATCGAAGGAGCAAATGCAGTTGATGGAGACAGAAAAGGAACGAGCGAGGTTTGAGCGGTGGGTTAAAGCGGAAACATCCATCGGAAACGTGCGACGCAACAGCATCGACACGACATGCTACGACAGTTACGAAGTTGAGTTGGCGTGGACGGCATGGCAAAGATCGCGGACGTTTGAATCCCGATAACTACTGTTATACAGACTCCCGTCTGCCTATCACGCCAAGCAACACTAAAAAACACAGGGCTTTTTGTTACGGCAAGAACGAAATACAGGGACCATGAAACGATACACGAAGGGAAGCAAGTATGGAACGGCGACGGTCCTTAACAGTAGTGATCCCGTTTGCCCTGCCAACGTGGAATCAGCTGCTGGCGATGCACCACTGGAAGCGAAAAAAGGTACGCGACTTAATCCACCAGTCCGTATCACAGTCGTTAGCTATCGATCGCGATTGTGTGACGCCGATGGCATTTCAGCAAAAGCGGCAATTGATGGCCTCGTGCATTGCGGAGTATTGCCGGACGATTCGCCCAAGTTCGTCGCGGAAGTCCGGTATTGCCAGGTCAAAGTCAAGTCGAAGGAAGACGAGAAAACGGAATTAGTGATTGAGGAAATTTGATGCAATGAAGGCTGGCACAACGGAACTGCTGAAGTTTGTAAAGCTGCAACGCAGGCTAGGTGAATCTCGCAGAGGCATTATAGGGCTCCTGGAGGGGCTGTGGCTATCGACAGCTAAGAACTGCCCTACGGGTGATATCGGCAGGTTTACAAACGAAGAAATCGCCATCATGGTTGACTGGGAAGGCGACCCGGATTTGCTGGTCGATTCTTTGATTGAATGTGGGTGGTTGGACGTTTGTAGTGACCACCGATTGATAGTCCATGACTGGTCAGATCACTGCCCGCAATACGTTAGGGGCAATCTAAAAAAGCACGGCAGAGAAATCATAGCCGAGCCTACTAAGCAACCTCCTAAGGAGCCTACTAAGCAACCTCCTAAGGAGCCTGCTAAGCAACCTCCTAAGGAGCCTGCTAAGCAACCTACTATGGATGGTGCTACCAAGCCAAGCCTAGCCAAGCCTAACCAAGCCAAGCCAATTCAAGAAGATAGCTCCGTCGTGGACGAGCCACGAACGGAGCCGCCTCCGGTCATGATTTTTGAGTGCAGTGGGATTGACCGAACATGGGAGCTAACGCACAGCCAGCTTACCGAGTGGTCTGACGCCTACCCTGCAATGGATGTGCTTGCCGAGTGTCGAAAAGCGAAAGCTTGGCTTTCGGTTCACCCCAAAAAGACTGCCAGTGGGATGCCAAGGTTTTTAGTCAAGTGGTTGAACAGGGCAGCAGATAGCTTGAAAACGAACTATTTGCCAGCGTCACAACCAAAGCCAGCAACCGTCAAAGCAGAAGGAGCGATTATATGAACGATCACGAAGCGGACTTGTTTTGCGATGAACTGATTATCGCATTTCCGGCTTTCAAGGCTACAGCAGAAAAGCATTCACCTGACTTTAACAGAACTCGCAATGGGTGGACTGTCGCTTGGCGTGATCTGTCCATTGGCGAATGCCGAGAGGCTTTGCGGAATCTTTTGGTTGAAGGTGGGATCAGTTATGAAAACCTACAACAGCCAGGTCCATTTATTCGCCGGCTGGTTCTTGAAGCCCGCAAGTCTGGCATGCAGTCGGAGCGTGATCGGGCGGTAGCTATTGAGCGCGAGAAGTCTTATGGCAGGAAGCGAGATTACCAAGGCTCACCGATGGCTGCGGCTTTAGTGAAGTCTATGGAGATGCGTCAGCAGGGTGCTAGCGAAGCGGAAATCTTAGCAGCCATCGAAGCAGCCTTCCCGTCAGCGAACGACTACGACGGTCCTCGGTATCGGTGTCTGCTGTGTAGCGATCGTGGGCTGGTTCGTGTGGTTCGAATGGACACGATGCGGAAGGTTCAGTCACTCGAGATTGACGCTGAGAAGGTCAATGGTTCGCTAACGTACATGGTCGCTTGTAACTGCCATTCAGGTCGATCGGTGCAGGAGCGTAAGCCGATGCAGCAAAGCGGAAAACTACCTGAGTTCAGCGAGCAGAATTTTTGCAGGTGGATGGATGATGGCGAGGACGCAGCAAGGATTGCGGATTGGGTTGTGAAGCACAAGCCGAAGAATTACGACGATTCGTTTGACAATTGGCATGCAGGAGTAAACGCATGAAATTTGAAATCGACATTGATTGCCCAGAAGGTTGGAAGGTGGTTGATTTAAGACAGCCTAAAAGAGGCGAGCACATATTGTTGATGGAAGAAGGTTGTCCGATTGCGGAACAAGCCAGATACGACTGGATAAGAACACCAGTTGTCATCCTCGAACGCATCAAAAAATACCGCGAACCGAAGCTTCCTGACGACTTCGGTAAAGAGTGTGAATTTTCACATGATGGGGTTGAGTGGGCAAAAAGCAAGCTAGAAGGGTGGCTTAGTTGCTACGCCTCAGAAAGGCTTCCGTGGTCCTGCGAAAAGGGCTGTTTTGAATACTGCCGAATCGAGGTGACCGATGCACAACCTGATTGACGCATTCCTGACCGGCTTGTTCCTGCTGATCGTGCTGGCGATTGTCAACGTAATCATCGCTTATCTGGATGGCATGAGGTGAACGTATGGATCATTACATTTTGGACGAAAACGACTGTCCTCGTTTAGTAGATATGGAAGATTACTACAAGTGGCAACGTGCTTTGCCAGATGGCATAAAAACCAGAATGGGTTTTAAGTTGGCTCGCGATGAAGTGGAAGGTGTTTATGTTTCTACAGTTTATCTTGGCTTGGATCACGCATACGAATGTGGTCCTCCAATATTGTGGGAAACGATGGTGTTCGGTCTTGCAAACAGCGAAACCGATTGCGAGCGTTCAGCAAACCGGAAAGACGCATTAAAGGTGCATCAAAAGTTTTGCAGGAAGTATCTTAGAATCGACTGCAAGGAGACTTGACCAAATGTGGTTTGCATGGATGCTCTGCGGCTTTGCCGTCGGCCTGAGAACGGAAGCGGTCAACGTGATTGAGCTAAATCACTTTCAGCCAGGCGGGCACCATAGCTTTACTCAGGTGATTCTTTGGGAGTGGGACGGGCATCGAAAACGGTACACTTGCTGCGGGTGGTGGATTGTCAAGACAACCGAAGACTACCCAACGAAAATGGGCGAGCGGTGGTATGTAAACCACAATGGCGTGCGGTTTTCATCGGCGATTTTTTGCGAGACAACCACGGATTACGACCCAGAAGCGAAGGACCGGCAGGTGGTGGCTGAGAATTGGCGGCGAAAATACTGGTAAAAAAAGAGGGCAAAATGAAACAAGTAGACGAAAAGTTGAGCTTTCCGCGATGCGCAACCTGCAGACACTGGCAAGAGCACGAAGATGAGCAACGCAGTTGGGATCTGATTTTGTACCCATATCATCCAGGAACCCACAGGCCAACCCAAACGGAATCGGAAGCGGCAAAGGTTTTCGGGTATCGCGTGCGGTACTGCAGGCACCCAAAAATTGAGTTTTGGCAGCGTCCGCAAGTTGACGGAGCTTGTGTCGTTGACGGTAGTGAGTATCGAGCAGAGTTGATTACAGGCGAGCAGTTTGGGTGCGTACTACACGAGCAGGAAGAATCCAAGTAGCGCAGGTCTTACCGTCCAGAATTTCTATTTTTGCCAAAACGACCACGGAAGTTGAAACGCATGACGCAACCTCAATCGCTCGACGTTGGGTTTATTTGCGAGCACTGCGGCGTCGCGCTCGAGGTGTACTACACCCGAAAACGTGAGCGAGGAAAGATCGAGCGTGTGAGGCGATGCCCCAGCTGCGGTGAGAGGGTTACGACAGTCGAAAAAAAAATTTCCGAGAAAATTTCCGAAAGTTCCAATACTGGAACTCGGTAATTTGGAAGTTTGCTTCTTAGGCTGTATCATTGAGGGTGTGCATAATCTTCTAACACCTCTCCCGAAAGGAATCTCCATGCGACGGGTATCTCTCCTGTGGCTCTGCCTGGTGCTAATCGCGCCGGCAATCTCTGAAGCTCAACTCTTTCGATTCAGGGCAGTACAAAGTCAGGCATGCTACGGCGCGGATTGCGTCCCGCAGGTCGGCGCGGTCGCCAGCCAGCCGGCGCTGGTCCCACTTTCGACACCTGAAGGAATCGAAGAAGTCTCCAGCGCAGTGGCCGATGGCCCGCATACTCGAGCGCTGGTTAGTGGGAGCTGCGGCTCGGGCACAATCTGCGGGGCTGATTCGAGTGGGGCTTATGTCGTATCTAACGCCCATGTCTGGGGCACCCAGATCGGTAAGCGGGTCACAATCGATATCGTGAGCGGTGGCCAGACCAGGCGGCTAACGGGCAACATCGTTTTCGCAGGCTACAGCAACTCTCGCATGGTGGATTTTGCAATTGCTAAATTTGAGGGGCTGACCAGCCAGCGTTACATGCCGATGCTCAAGACTGAGCCAGCCAATCCGCCCTACGGAACTACGGGCTCGCCTAAGTGTGTTTGGCCTTTGGTGGTCAAGAAGTTCAATGACCCGCGCAACTACGGGCAGGGGCTCATTACTGGGCTTCCTGACGCGATCGGCGGGCAATCGGGCTCGGCGATCTACAACAGCACTGGACAGCAGATCGCGCTGCTTACCTGGTCGATCAATGGCAGGTGCGCCGGCCAAAAGACTAGCAAGCTCTGGGAAGTGGCCAGCCAGCGGAATGTACTTCTGGCAGACCCCAGGCCCGATGGTCTGGTCGAGCTGTGTGGCAATCCGCAAGAGCGGCCAGAAACCGAAGAGGGCATTTTTGGCGAGTTGCCAGCGGTTTTGGCAGAAGAGCCGAGACAACACCCTGATGGAGCGTTTCACGAAGAGTCTGGCGAAGAAAACGCGGGTGCTTTCAGCCTGGTCGGCCCAAGGGTTCGGCCTGTTACCGAGAACGTGATTGCCAGTCAGCTAAACGCAACAATGCAGGACATGCCCATTTGGTACAACCCGAGCCCCAAGCCTCCTGTGGAAGAGCCAAAGCCAGACCCCAAGCCCGAGCCAGATCCCAAGCCGGAACCGGATGGTGGCGATTGCGACTGCTACAAGCTGACAGCCAAAGAGTGGGCTTTGATCCAATTTCTGAGAGCACAGCAAAGCGAGAAGGGGCGGTTTGGTGATTTCCTCAGTCGAGTTGATTGGGCTGAGCTTATGAAGCAGATCATGGAGCTGATTAAGTTGATTAACTCACTCAGTAAAGCTGATGCAGTGCCCGCGCATGTGCCTGGTTTGGCAGGCGTAGGCTGCAACGTGGTGTCTCCGAGGGTGCTGCAGGCATGAGGCGACTATTGGCCGACTGGGAGCTGCTGTTCGTAGCGTGGGCGGTCTCGGTGGTCATCGAGATGCTTCCGTGGTAGCTCTTAGGGAGTTGTTCCTTAACAATCGCCGACTGTCAGTTGCCATCGTGGTGCTGGCAGTCGTTTTTTTTGGTGGCTGGGGTTATGACCGTACAACTAAACGCAATCAGAAAATCGCAGATTGACCAGCCCAACGGAGTGGCAGGACTGGATGCCAATGGCCACCTGACCAACATCGGGGAAATCGGCCACCCTCCGCAGATCAACAGCGAGGGGGCCATCGAGGCTATCGTAGCCCACCGAGCAGACACGCTGGCCAACCTGCAAGCCCTGGGGCCACTGCCAGAGGGCGAAATTGTCATTGTCAAAAACGGCAGCGGCGTACCAATCGGCTTTCGGGTGGGCGATGAGGCGGAGACTGCGGGCGGATACCCGATCGACGGAACGCTTGTTCGGACACAGGTAAATAATGTCACTTTGGATTCGCTGAGTTTCGTCCTAATTCCAGGTATGACGCTGGCCTTACCGGCCAATTCGATGCTGGAAATCAGCGGGACTCTGCGGTGGAACACAGCGTCCGGCACCACCTACTCAGTCACCTGGAACGTACCCGAGGCGGTGGCAATGTTCGTTCGGGACGGTGCTGGTGCGCCAACACTCAATGGTGGGGCTATGACACTGACCGGCACAGGGGGATCAGTGATCCTACCTCCCACAATCGTCAAGACCACAATCGCCTGGAACCTAGAAGTGTTTTACCAGAAGATTTCTGGAACGCCCAACAAGGTTTTGACGCGGGGCGATCTGATGTACAGGGTGATCGGATGACGCTGACGATTACGCCAGATCCGGCACAGTCGATCGTGCCACCGGATTTTAACTTTACCGCTCTATGGAACGGTGCTGGCGTGATCACTACGCCAGGCGTGAACGGCACGCCCTACGTTGTCGATGACGCGACGGTGGTTGATGAGTCCTCAGCAGAAACGCGGCAAGAAGGGTTAATTGTAACCGACCCGCCGGACGCGGCGGAAAAAATGCAGTTCAGCAGCGACAATGCCGCAGTGGCAACTGTGGATGCGGCTGGCTATGTTCGTTCGATCACAGACGGGACCACCACCATACGCTGCACGCGCAAGCACGTTAGGCGGGCTGTGGTGGTCAATGCGGCTGTGGAGGAAGTGCAAACAATCGTCAGGCTCCAAAGCTACAACAGCGGAACGCTGGGAAAGCATATCAAAGATTCGGCGGCGGCGTTACTGGCGTTCAGCCAACAGACCAACATCTACAGCAGCGGAACAACACGTAATCCAAACGTATGGACCGGGGCTCTGGACCTGACGGGCGTGGCCTACAGCAACACAACGAGCGGAGGGGCTCAGCGGGCTGGCACGCTAATCAGCCCGAGGCATATTGTGATGGCTAAGCACTATCGGATAAACGTAGGTGCCACCATCACTTTTGTGACGCAAGATGGGGCTGCAGTAGAACGCACCCTAGAATCGCGTCAGGATATCGGCTCAGTGGTCGAGTACCCAACTGAGCGGGACACCACTATCGGGAAGCTGAATGCAGATGTGCCCGAAACGATTAAATGGTACAAGCTGATGGGACCAGCCAGCGATTGGCAGGAATACCTGACACTGTACTCGAACAGCGATTTACCGATCATCGCGTTCGACCAGGAACGCAAAGTGCTGCACAGACTGAGGCAGTTGTACCCGTGGGGATTTGATGATGCCCAGCGGGCACTACTGAACACAAACTGCTTTGCGCACTTTTTGGCCAACGAGGCATCGGAAAATATCGTGAGCGGCGACAGCGGCCAGCCGTGTTTTCATCCGATCAATGGCGAGTTGGTTTTGCTAGGTTTTCACACCGGAACGCTATTTGGATATTTGCTTGGGGCTGAAGTCTTAAAGGCTGAAATTGACGCGGCTATGACCAGCCTGGGCGGTGGGTACACAAGCACAGATTTTGATTTGTCGGGGTTCAATAACTATGGTTAGCCGCCCGATTCAATTCAGCACTGACGCCGCTGGGCCGCTGTACGCGTTCGCAGCCAGTGAGGCCAATTTTACGGACTGGCTGGCCGATCGTATCGCTGTAACGCTCGCCGCTGGCCGGGCCTCGGTGACGCTGGACGATGCCCACGATTGGTACGTATTCGATGGCAGCACAGCCCCAACCAACTGGGACCAGAATATCGCGTTTGTGGATTTCTCGCAGTTTCGGCAGTTGAACACACTGCAGCAACTACTGAGCGGCGGGAGTGCAGTCAGCAACGCCCCGGTAACGGTGGATGGCGTGATTTCTGGGCCGATCGTGATCGGTGACGACTACCTGGCCGCCGATGGCCGGTCGTTCGATTGGTTTGTTGATCCAGGGCCTGGCGTGATAGGTGATTACAGCTGCCGGTTTGGTGGCTCGGCCCGAGGTGCCCCGCGCTGGCTGGTAGCTGGCACGATCACAGCGGTAACGGTGAACAGCTTGCCAAAGTGGCGTTTAAGGTTTGAGCTACCCAGGTCCAGCACTGGCAGGCTGCGGGCAACTCAATACAGCTATTCGGCCGAGCTGCGGCGGGCCGATGCGGAGATCACCAAGATACTGGGCACAGTGCAGGTGGTGCAGAGGTTTACCAACGGGACAATCTAGCCGACGACCTGGACCCGTCGGCACTGGCGAAAATTAACCAGCATAGGAAAGGATAGATATGGCATTAGACAACCCACAATTAGTTGAATTTTGCAACGACGAACTGCGGCAGATTGCCGATCGGTTCGTGGCTCTTAAAATCCGAGTTGATGCAGCGTATGAGGAATACAACGCACGCAACTTGGGGACGATCATCAACGATGGCGGGGCATCGAATCCTGTGCTGGATGGATCAGCTACTGATGGACGCACCATCGCAACGGGTGGTGATGTGTTTAACCTTGTAACGCTGATGCAGGACTTTCAGACGTTCATGACGAGCGGACGGATTGATGTGCTGTACAAGTGGCAGGTCAATGGGAATAGGCAGCCCTAAGAATGGCAGTATTATATTTTGGTGCCTCATCAGCAGGAGCGAACAACGGGTCGTCTTGGAATGACCGCATGGCTTTTGTTGTCAGCGGTGCGATAAACACGGCAATTAGTGCGTTTGATTTTACTGCGGATTTTCTTATTGCCAGAATCGGTCCGGGGACTTACAGTTTGACGACTTCTATAGCTTCATTCACAGGGGCATCTGGTCCTTCTCTGTTATTTCCGTGTATTCTCGAAGCCGCTAATAGTGACGGTACGCGATGGACACCGCCAGACCCCAACTGGATTAGTCCGATGCCAGCTTGGGATAGCTCAACAATGCCTGAAATTGTTACGACTACCAATATAGCCACAGTCAACAATATCAATGTATCTTTGTATGGCTTGAAAATAACAGCATCAGGAAGGAACGGGAGTGTTACCAATAATGCTAGACGGATAGATTGGTGCTTCGTTACAAACACCACATCTAACACCTCCGTAACCTGTGGAGTTATAAATGGTTCAAATTGCGTTTATGCGTGTACTGGAACAGGTTACGCCAATGTAGGAGCAACCCCTGTTCCTGGTTCTCTTTTCAATATCAGAATCGAAGGAAACTCATCAGCAACGACCGGCACTAGGCTTGGTTTAGTGAATGTTTCAAATACAGGATTTGGAATAGAAAACTGCACCATAGTAAACAATCCGGGAGGGGGAGTCCATCAAACAGGAACAGCGACCAACGCAAGTATTTATTGCAATAGATTAACAATGTATGGCAACGGTGGAGACAATATTTTTGCTGCGTCAACAAGGACCACTTCACCAAGCACAGTAGTCGGTTGCTTTATTGTAGGTGGTAACAACTCCGTTCGGATTGACACCACAGCCCACCCATCTATTGCCCGCAATAATCGGTTTAGAAACTTTTCCTCTGCCGCACTGTCTAACGTCACCTCAGCCTACACGGCCAACAACAACGGCAATACTGACGCAGCTGGCACTGATGCCGATGAATTTGTAAATGTAGCATCAGGTGACTATCGAATCAAAAACACATCGCTTTACTGGGGTAAAGGCTACGGTGCAGGCGACGAACCAGCAGCAGGCGGCGGTGCATCCGGTCTGTGGCTCGGCCATCTCGGACAAACAGGAATAGGAGCGTTTTAGATGCCAGCATCCGATGCAATGCCAGTGCCACGAAAAAATGTAGCGTACAGATTTTACTTTGCGATTCGCAAGCCAAGTGATAGTACGCTAATCACTTCGTGGGCAGGGGCTGATTCCGAAGTCTCCAAAGATGGCGGTTCGTATGCGGATTGCACGAACGAAGCTACGGAAATCGGGACAAGCGGGACTGGCTACATCGACCTGACAGCCGACGAAATGAACGCGGACAACGTGCTGCTGAAAGTCACCGTGACAAACACAGGGGCGGTGCCGTTAGTGTTCGCGTTGTACCCAGAGGAAGTTGGAGATTATAGAGCCAATGCTGTGCAGGTCGCTGGCCAAACAGCGTCTGCATCTGGTCCGGTGACGTTTCCGGCAACGATTTCATCGTTTGCTGGACTCGGTGCCAACGCTCCCGCCAACTGGATCAATGCGGCGAGTATTGCCAGCGGTGCGTTCACATCAGCCAAGTTTGCTGCAGGGGCGTTTGATGCGGTTTGGGAGGTGACTACACGGACGCTATCGGCAACGGGGATTTCTGGAATTGTCACCGCAGTATGGGATGAACTGACAAGTGCCATTCGAGTTGTTGGTGGCTTTGGTGAGAGAATTGCTAACAATCTTAATGCCACAGTGTCCAGCCGAGCCAGCCAGACCAGTGTAGACAACGTCAGCAACCTGATAACAGCCTTGAACAACCTCTCGGCCAAGATGAACATTTTCGGGGCACCACTGCTAGAGATCCCGGACAGCGGCTCAACCGTTTACGCATTCACGGTGGTGGTCAAGGACGATGAGGACAAGCTCGTAAACCTGGACGCATCACCTACACTGGCAGCGGCCAATGCGGCGGCCACAGATCGTTCGGCTAACCTATCGGCAGTATCCAATCCATCTACAGGCCGCTACACGTTCACCTACACTGTAGCCAACACCCACGCGAAAGAGTCGCTACGGATCACAGTATCGGGAGCCGTATCAGCAGAGGCTCGGTACATCGAGTGGATTGGGGCCGTGGTTGATTACGACACACTGACCACTCTGCAGGACGTTCAAACCAGGGTGATCGACCTGCAAACGCAAGTTGGTACTGACGGGGCTGGACTAACGGCTATCGGTGACAGCAGGCTAGCTAACCTGGATGCAACGGTAAGTAGCCGAGCGAGTGCTTCAGCCCTGACAACCGTGGATGGGAAAGTCGATACGCTTCAGTCTCGAATCACAGCTACTCTGTTTTCTGGCATCACTTCCTTGGGTGACTGGCTGCGAAGGGGATTCAGAAAGGATTCCGGTACTGCCGGAATGATTACGGCTGAAACAGAGATCAACACCGGAGGAACAGCAACTTTCTCTGGGGTAACGGACAGCCTAGAAAGCATCAGGGACCGTGGAGACACAGCCTGGACTGGCGGAGGAGGCGGCGGCGGGGGCGGCTCGGGCGCGCGAACCGTGACCATAACCGTTACGGTCGATTCGGTCATCCAGGAGGGTGCCCGCGTTCGCGTTACAAAGGGAGCCGAGACCTACATTCTCTCCACCAACGTCAGCGGCGTGGCGACGTTCAACCTGGACGACGGAACGTGGACGGTGGCTATCACAGCTCCGTCAGCGACTTTTGCGGGCGCGTCATTGGTGGTTGATGCTGACGCTGCTCAGAGCTACGACATGGACGCGGTGAGCCTGTCGCCGAGCGATCCAGATCGAGTGACGGCTTACTACTTGTGTCTGGATGAAAACGGAGATCCAGAGAGTGGGGTGGAGGTCAAGTTGTTCGCTAAAGAGTCACTTAGCAGCCTTGGCGTGGTTGATGGATATGCCTTATCGGATGTGATCAGGACAGCAACCAGTGATGCAAATGGTATTGCTGAGTTTGCCAATACGCTTCCTGGTTATATCTATGGTGTGGTGTTGGGTCAGCGTGTTTATTTGGTTGAAGTTCCGGCAGACGCGGTTGATCCTTTTCCATTACGTTCGATTGTCCGGTGATGGCATGAAGTCCAGGGTATGTGGTAGATGTGGCTCGGTTGTTAGCGGCCAGTGCGATTGCAAGAGGCAGAAGGAAAGCTCAGCGGTCTTAGGTTATGGTAGGAGATGGAGGGCGTTTCGTGAGCGATTATTTCGAAAGCGAGCTAGATTAGGTGTAGCTTGCGCTGCATGTGGTTTGGCTTTTGGTGCGGAATCGCCTCATGCAGATCATATCATTCCTGTCACAAGTGAGAATGATCCATTGTTTTATGACGAAAAGAATATTCAGTTTTTACACCCAGAGTGCCACGGTGTGAAAACAAAGAAAGATGTGGCGCAAGGTTTAACAAGATAGGTCAGTCCGATGGAAACTCTTTTGAATGCAGTAACATCAGACACTGTTGGCTCTGGCATTCAGTTCAGTGCCCCAGCGTTGCTTGTTTTTGAGGGCTTGGCAGAGGGAACAGAAGTCTTTATTGAAGTGAGCAAAGACAATAGTATCTATGTTCCTGCAGACTTTGATGGTAGTGGGGCGTTTAAGGTAATGCACAACGGGGCAAAACTTCTTGGGCTTCCTACCTTAAGTGACTCTCTATTTGTTCGTGCAAGGGCGGTTGGTGTGGTGGCTGCAAGCCCAGTGACTGTTTCTGGGCTTTTGTGAGGGTAGGGGGGGCTGAAATCCTATAGGCCGGTCCAGACGGAGATAGCCTGACCTAGTGGCGTGTTTTTGTTGCTGTTTTTGGGGTGCCTGTATATGGGTGCTGAAAGCTTAAAGTTTACCGGTGGTTTTCCTGACGTTCCAAAGCATCTTGGAAAGTCCGGGAAAGAGATGTGGTTGAAGGGTAAATCCTTATGGGTTGAAGGCGTTTTGACCTCAAGGGATTTAGACGGATGGTTGAAGCTTTGCGAAGCCTTCGATGAAATTGATGCATGCGACAAAGCGATAAAAAAGGACGGGCGATACCATGTTTCGGCCCAGGGTGGATTTACTCAGCACCCTGCAATTAGAGACAAGCGGGCGGCGCAAGCAGAAATCTTGCGATACTTCAAGCTGTTTGGCTTGGTGCCTGATGCACGAAGGAAGCGGCCAGCCATTCAGCAGGGTGTTGTAAGTAGAAAGCGGTAATGGACAGCGCAACCAAGCAATGGATCAGAAATGAATCAGACAGATTGGCGACTGCCAATGGTTGTTGGTTCGATCCTTCGCGCGGAGCCTATACTGTTTGGTGGATCGAAAAGTATTGCAGGCTTTATGAAGGTGAATGGGCTGGCCAAAATGTGTTGTTGCGGTCTGGGTGCCCAGAGGTTGATCGACAGATACTTGATGAATGGGAAGATGGAGGTGAGGAAAAGTCGATTGAACGAGCTGCGGTTTACGCTCGATGGGTGAATGATGGTGGATTTCCTGATTGGCAGTACGAATGCACGATGCGGATGTTTGGTTGGGTTCGCAATTCTGAAAGATGGAGTCGCGTCATTAGGCGATTTAATCAAGCGTCAATTTACATACCTAAGAAGCAGAAAAAAACGCCAACACTTGCAGCCTGGGGAGTTTATCTTACTTGTGGCGATGGAGAAATGGGCGCTAAGTGTTTTGGTGGTGCCAAGGACGGAACTCAGGCTGGCATTGCAATGGCTCATGCGATAGCCATGGTGGAGCAATCGCCAGAGCTTTCTAGTGAATGTAAGACCAATCGCAACGAGAAGTCTATTGAGCACATTCCAACCAGGTCAAAATATAAACCTCTTTCATCGGCCAACGAAAGAACAAAGACAAGCAAGGAGGGAATCAATGGTAATATCCTGATTGACGAAACTCACGTAGTTGACCGCGATTTCATTAAGATCATTTCGCGGGCTGGGATCTCTCGGGCCGAGCCATTCCACATAGAAGTATCCACCGCTGGCAACAACCCTGATGGCTATGGGAAGGAGCGCCAAGATTACGCAAGGCAAGTTGTCAGTGGCGCGGAACGCAATGACCAGTTGTTTGTGGCAATTTACGAAGCACCGCAGACTTTAACTGATCAGCAACTGGCAGAAGATCCAGTCAAGTATGGAAAAATGGCCAATCCAGCTTGGGGACATACTGCCCACGAAGAAGAATTCCTTGCTGATTACAATGAATCTAAACGAACCATCAGCGGACTAGCGGACTTCAAGATGTACCGATTGAACATCTGGCAGCACACCGCGAATCAATGGCTCCGCATGGACCAATGGTTGGCTTGCGGTGCGGCGTACAGCATTGAAGATTATCGTGGCCGACCAGCATCTATTGGAATGGACCTGAGCAAGACAAAAGACATGTCGGCTCTGGGGATTTGCATTCCAGTTGGTGACAGAATCCAGCTGTTCGCGCGGCTCTGGATGACGGAGAGTTACATTGAAGCCAACGCTGATAAAGCCGCATTCAAAGAGTGGGTAGCGGCTGGGCACCTGGTAATGATTCCCGGCGACACGATCCAAGAGGGATTCATTCGAGAAGAATTTGAAAGGCTAACCAAATCGCTGGATATCAAGGTTTTGGTAAAGGACCGAACATTTGCGGCGGACTTTACGGAATGGTGTGAAGACAAGTACCCGAAGATCAATCAAATCGAGTACCCGCAAAACGCTCAGATGATGGAAAAGCCAATTGACGACTTCGAGGCGGCTGTCATTGATCAAAGCCTGATTCATTGCAACAATCCTTGTCTTAATTGGCAAGCTGGCCACACTTCGACTTACATGAATGCTCGCGGGTTTAGGATACTTAAAAAGCCTTACAAAAACGACGATTACCGAAAAATAGACGGAATGGTAGCAAGCGTGATGGCGTACTGGGGAACCAAGCAACTGCCAAAGCGTTCCAGTGTTTATCGTCGCAGAGGAGTTTTGACAGCATGAAATCGCTAGTCCTCAATTTGGTGTTTATCACTGGCTACGCATGCTGTGTGGTGGCGGGCTTTCTTGTTGCGACTCCGATCGGCCTGTTGGCGCTGGGAGTTCCGATGATTGCGATTGCAATTTACGAACAGACAAAGGTGGTGGCCAATGATTCTTGAAACAGTGGCATCCATGTTTTCCGCGATTTCGCTTAGTGGATCTCACCCAAGAGATCCTGCCGTGGTTCGCATGCTTGGGCTGGGCAACCAAAATACGGCTGGGGTGAGCGTCACTCACGAAAAAGTTATGGCCTTACCAGCAATCAAGCGGGCTGTGCAAATCATTACCGATAAGATGTTTGGAATGCCATGGTATGTCTTTCGGGAAGAAGAGGATGGCAGGCTGTTTGATCGAGACCACCCAGCGTGGCGATGCGTCAACTTAATGGCCAACAAAGAAATTGACGCGCCCTCTCTTCGACAGCAGCTCACTCAATGGGCGTTACTGTTTGGAAATGGCTGTGCGTGGATTGATCGAGAGTCTGAGAGCGGGCATATCGAGCTTTATCCGCTTTTGCCTGACAGGACAAGATTGATTCGAATGAATCAAGAGATGGCTCAAAAGATCGGGGCCGCTGATGATCAAGACGGAATGCTGATGGTCGAAACGAAAATCGGAGGCCAGACGAAGTATTTCGATTACCAAGACGTTTTGCACATCAAAGGGCTTGGCCCCAGTCCATGGTGGGGTTGGGATTTGGTTCAGTTGCTGACCGAGTGTTTTGGCGGCGCGATGGCCAAAGGTGAATTTTCCAATCGTTTCTTTAGCAACGGAGCCAATCCAGTCGGATTTATCACGATGGACGGGGCTCTTGATGAAGAAGCGGAAGAGACCTACATGCAAAGCTTGTCAAAGGCAATGTCAGGACTTGGCAAGGCCCACAAGTTGATTTTGCTGGAAGAAGGGGCCAAGTTTGTCCCAGTCACGATCGACCCGCAAAAATCTCAGATGCTGGAAGGTAAGCAATTCGATATCCGGCTACTTGCCATGGCGATTGGCATCAAAGTCCACAAGCTGATTGACGGGGCCAACTCGGCTTTTGCATCCCTTGAGCAAGCCAACCACGAGCACAAAGACGACGATATACTGCCGTGGGTCAATAAGTTCAGGGTCCAATATGACCGAAAGCTACTAAGTAGTGATCAGGTTGATTCCGGCTCACACTCAATCGATGTAGATGATGAAATGCTGGACTGGGTTTCCTTCAGCGAAAGGGCTTCTGGGTCGGTCGAGCTTTATAACAACGGGTTAATCACCAAAGACGAAGGCAGACGAAAGGTGAACTTTGGCCCAAGCAAATCGGCTCGCGCGGCATCCTATCGAATTCCATCAAACATTGTCTACGAAGACGACCAGGCTTTGGTAGCTCCGCCGCAGCAATCCCCACAGGCAAGCCCAGAAGATAGCGATCGAGAAGAGGCAATCGATTACAGCGACGTAGCAGACGCTTATCTAGACAGGATAGAAAAAAGAATCACGGCTCAGGCAAAGCAAAAAGCCAAGATCCCAAGTGAATTTCTTGGATGGCTTGATTCGCTCAAGCCAGAGCAAGGGCCAAAGTCGATTCAGCCGCGAATCGATGAGCTTTATGGCAGGGTAATTCAGCGGCTCAATACTTTGGCTGCGACAGCCACCAATTCTGAGGAGTTACAAAATGCGATTTGATCCAATGGAACCGATGGCCATTCTGCCAGAGTATGTATCGACGCTAATTGCAAGGCAACGCGAACCAGGCAAGTTGCTTGAGTCCCCTAAAGAGCTGATGTTTCTTGACGAAAACGGAAACGAGCAATCGGCTGTTGGGGCTGCAACGACCAGTAACATGCTGGCAGTCGTGCCAGTTTGGGGTGTGCTGTCTCCATCAGGAGACTACGGGGGAACTTCCCTGGACGGACTGGCCAGGCTGGTTGCAACATTGGATGCCAACCCCAATGTATCCAAAATCTTGCTGAACGTTACCAGTCCAGGCGGAACGGTAACAGGCACCCAGGAAGCTGCTGATGCAGTTCGCAGGGTTCGGGACAATGGCAATACCCAGATATCCGCGATTGCCAATGGCATGATGGCATCGGCGGCCCTGTGGATCGGAGCTGCGGCCGGCGAGCTGGTTGTAACTCCCAGCGGTGAAGTGGGTTCGATCGGCGTGATTTCGATGTACGCCGATGAGTCTGGCTGGCTGGAAAAGCTTGGAGTCAAGGTGGAGATCATGCGAACTCCAGAAAAGAAAGCACGATTCAGCGGGTTTGAGCCAATGACTGATGAAATGCGGGCGTTCGTGCAGGACCGCATTGCCGGAAGCTATGAGAAATTCAAGCGGGCCATGGCTACAAATCGTGGAGTCAGAATTGACCAGGTTGAAAGCAAGTTTGGTGGTGGCGAGATGATGCGGGCCGAAGAGGCGGTCGAAGCTGGGCTTGCTGACCGCATTGGCACGCTGGACCAGACTATCAATCGAATGATGACCAGAAAAGCACCGGCAGGAGCTAGGGCGGCTCTGGCAAGGGCTCAACTGGGAGCGTAGTTGATGGTTAAAAAATCATCAACACTTGACTTTTACACTCACTTATGTTTATGATTTAAGGCGAACGCGGGAGAGATACCCGCAACTACAACTAAAAACGCGATTTCTGGCGAGCCAACTAGATGGCGGCTCAATGGGAGTTGAGGTAAGAAGTGCCTGAGTAAATCAAGGGCGTTGTCTTCCAACGATTGTTTTTTACAGTCGTCGGTGGCCAGCGCCCTTTTTTGTTGGTCCCGACAGTCAAAATGAAGGGACAACACAAATGGCATTCGATCCAAAGGGAAAGACCAACAAGGAGCTTTTGGAAGCTCGGGCAAAGTTGGTCACTGAAGCACGATCCTACCTTGAGGCCAATGAATCCAACTGGTCCAAGGAGTGCGACGAAAAGTACAACGCGATGATTTCCGACACCTCGGATATCACCGCCGCCTTAGAGCGTCGTAAGGCAATCGAGAATATCGAGGCCCGTCAAAGAAGCGCACGCATCACGCCTGACGATCCAAGCGTCAATCCCAGCCGAACTCAGGACGAAAAGCGGCAAGTGGCTATTCGGTCATTTAGCCGAGACGGTAAGCCGCAATACAAGTTTGTGGACTGTGGCGCACGTGGCTCCGCAGACTACGAACAGGCTTTTACTCATGCTTTGCATCGAGGCAAAGACAGCTTGCTGCCAAACCAGCTGGCCGCCTTGCAGTCCGACAGCCCTGAGCAGGCTGGCTATTTGCTGGCTTCTGAGCAGTTTGCAGCTGGGCTTCTGAAAGAGGTTGATGACCTGCTTTTCATTCGGCGGTACGCCAAGATTCATACGGTTGCCGAAGCTGGCAGCCTTGGGATTCGCAAGCGAACCGCGAGGATGAACACCTTTGGCTGGTCCAGCGAGCTTACCGTGTCATCCGAAGACACGGCTCTCAAGTACGGCAAAAAGGTTTTGACCCCTCATCACTTGACCGGCATGATCCGGCTTTCGCGGGATCTTGTCCGACGAACGATGCAGGGGATCGTCACCGAGGTTCAGTCTGAAATGTCCAGGGACGCGGGCGAAGCCATGGAAGATGGCTACCTGACAGGCCACGGCGCTCAGCAGCCTCTTGGGGTCTTTACTGCATCGGCTGACGGCATCAGCACCGCTCGGGATGTTGCGACCGGATCAGCCACTAGCATCACGGCTGATGGCCTGGTTGATGCCAAGTACGCTTTGAAGGCCCAGTATCGAACTGGTCTTTTGGGCGCGGTTCGGTGGCTGTTCCATCGCGATGCCGTCAAGATCATCAGCAAGCTGAAGCTGCAGGATAACCAGTACCTGTGGCAGCCAGGCCTGCAGATGGGGCAACCCGATATGTTGCTTGGCTACCCAATCGACGAATCAGAGCGAGTTCCAAACACCTACACCAGCGGCCTGTACTGCGGGTTGCTGGCCAACTGGAACTACTACGAAATCGCCGATGCTTTGGACATGGAAATCCAAGTGCTGTTCGAGAAGTACGCCGACACCAACCAGATCGGTTACATCGGGCGGCTGAAGACTGACGGAATGCCAACTCTGGAAGAGGCGTTTGTCCGCTTGAAGTGCGCTACCTCTTAATCGCAGCCACTTAGAGCAATAGTTTTTTGTAATCCAAAAGTCTTTCGGAGTAAGTCAAATGAAAGTCAAAGATATCCGCGTCATCCAGGCAACCACAGTAACGGCTGGCGCTGCTGGAACATCAGCAGTCAATGGTGCCACTGTTGACCTTTCTGGCGTTGAGGAACTTCTGATTATCGTGCCGTTTGGTGCGATCGTCTCAGGTGCTGTCACAAGCATCAAGTTCCAGGAAGGCGACACAACGAGCCCAACCACCGATGTTGCTGGCACTAACATCACCGTGGCAGACACTGAGGACGACACAACCAAAGTGTTGCGAATCATCAAGCCTAACAAGCGGTATGGTCGCGTCGTCGTCAGCAGGGCCACTCAGAATGCGACCGTGGGAGCAATCACCTACATCTGTACGGGATTGCGAACACTGGAAGCAACTGATGGCGCGACCGTCAGCGGCGAGACTCACATTTCACCTGTGGCTGGTACTGCATAAGGTTTTCCTTTCATGCTCGTCTACACACTAAAGCGGGCTGCTGGCGAAGTTTGCTTCGGACCAGGCGAAAGCATCGATCTACCAGACAGTCTGGTAGAAAGCATGCTAGCTGCTGGGGCCGTGAAAATCATCAAGCCAGCTAGTCCGCAACCAGTGATTGATCAGCAAGCATCGAAAAAAACCAGAGCTAAAGCAAAGGTGAACGATGGGCCTGAAGCGAACGGTTGATCCAGCCAGCCTCGCTGTTTCACTTGTTGATGCAAAGAAGCAAGTTGAAATTGGAGACACGGACACTACGCATGATGACCACCTGATAAGGCTTATCAAGGTGGCCACCGGCGAAGTGGAGCGACATACGCGAAGGGCTCTCATAACGCAAACCTGGAAGCTGACATTGCGTGAGTTTCCTGGTTACTCGCCGGTAAATCGAACCAAAGTTTATTTGCCAAGGCCGCCACTGCAGTCGATTACTTCAATCGTTTACGTGGACGCCAATGGAAATACTCAAACGTTGAGTAGCTCGGCTTACCAGGTCGCTGATGACTCGCATCCAGCATTTATTGAACCAGCCTTTGGTGAGTCGTGGCCTGTCCTCAGGCCAGAAACCTCAGAGGCTGTTTCGATCACTTACGTTGCTGGATTCGGATCATCGGCGGCCAGTGTTCCAGTGGAATATCAAAATGTAATTTTTGAACTTGTGGCGTTTCGTTTTATGAATCGTGGCGACACCAATCAGCAAATCCCAAGTCATATCAAATGGGCCATGGATTCACTCAAATGCGGCGCTCAGTACGACTACTTTGGAGTTAAAGGGTAATGGCTGGCATTGGCTCAATGTATCGCCAAAAAATTAGCGACATGCGCCATCGCATCACGGTCCAGACTGCCGTTCAGACTATCGATGCGTCCAGGCAAAAGATCGTCTCCTACGTGAATCGACTTACTAGCGAACCAGCAACTTTCGAAGAGGTTACGGGCGGAGAAGTAATTCGCGGCAAGCAAATTGAAGCTGGCGTGACTGCAGTTTTTAAGGTGAACGCGAAGCCTGGTTATTCAGTTCAAGACCGAATTTTGTTTAACGGCCAAACGTACGGAATCGTGAGAGTCGAAATCCCTAGTGGTATTGAGCGATTTATTCACTTGTACTGCAAGGCTGCTCCCGTTGGTTGAAATCAAGATCGACATAACAGGCGAAAAGGAGGTCATGGACTTACTGGACAGGCTGCCAAAGCTCGTGGTGCTCAGCGGTGGTCCGATGGATCGAGCTGTCACGGCGGCGGCAAAGATTGTGGCAAAACGAGCCAAGCAACTAGCACCTGACAGCAAGAAAAACCCAAAGGGAGACTCGAGGAAAAAGCAAAGCAAAAAGTCTCGGGCAGGCTGGCCAAAAAAACTGAGAGAGCAAATCAGACACCGAATTTTGAAATACGACACAGGAACCTGGGCAGTAGTTGGACCAAAGAATCCAGAAGGCAACATGGCTCACTTCATGCAGGAAAAGCCAAGGCGGCATGTTTTGTGGGGAAGCCGAACGGCGGTGGCGCAGTATAAGGCCGATGAAACCTGGATCGTAAAAGCATTTGACGAAACCAAGAGCGAGCAATTGTCAGCAGTTAAAACCAGCCTCAAAGCGGACATTGACGCAAACATGAGATCGTGACATGGCAGTAATGGAGACAGCACTGTGCAGCTACATACTTTCCAAGACAGCCGTAACAAGCTTGATCGGATCGGGAGCAAATGCAAGGCTGTTTGCCATCGTGCTGCCCCAAGACTGCGACCTCGCAAGCGGACCAGCTGCCACCTACGAAATCATAACCAGCACCGAGACGCAGACGCTGGCCGACAGGGCCGGGATAGTGCAATCGAGGACGCGGATTACAGCCTACGCGAACACGCATGCGGCTGCGACCGGACTGGCAAGGGCAATCAAGAACTGCGGAATAGCGACACTCAAGGGGCTAAGCGGTGGCGTAGACTTTCGCGGCGTAGTGATCGAAGAAGGGCTAAGCTGCTTTGCCGAATCGCCTACTGATGGCGGCCAAGGCTGGCGGTATATCGCCGAGTTTGATTTGATGGTTTTCTATTTGGAAGGGTAAAAAATGCCAAACATCGGAGATACCGGCCAAGGGATGACAGCAACCTTTGGGACTTCATCGCTTTCGCTGGCCGTGACGGAGATCACTGTCGGCTCTATTACGCTGGACATGCTCGACGTAAGCACGTTGGCTACGACCGATTTTCAGGAGTTGATTGCCAGCGACTTGAAAAAGATTGGCAAGTGCAAGCTGAAGTTTGTCTTTGTGACTTCTGCAACCATGCCTGTAGTCGGCGCGGCACCCGAGACCATGACCATTACCTACGCATTGCAGGCTGGCAACGTAGCAGCGGCCAATCTGGCTGGCACTGCGGTCTTTACTGACCTCAAGCTGCCAGATGGCAAGCTCGGAGAAGTTTTGTTCGGTGAGTGCGAGTTCCAGTACAACGGCGACACCGGCCCGACCTACACGAAGGCCACCACATCCTAGCAAACGGTTTCACTTTTCGTTCATCAGTCATCTAGTTAAGGAATCAGGCAATGGTAGAAGTGCAATTGCGACCTCACACTGTTCCCAAAAAAACACCTTGGGGAGTTGTTGAGAAGTCGCTCAATCAGCATATCGTGCTGCTGAAAAACCAGGAAATCGGCGAGTTTGTTCAGTGTGGCTACGTTGGCGACACTACATTCCTGCCACTGGCTGGCTTCCCACAGGAGCTTTGCGAGCCCGTCGCGGCGGCATGCTCAAAGCATCTGGGCAAGCCTGTTGCTGCTGGCATCGCGCCGCCTGGTTTGTCCGAGCTGGTCGAGATTGTCAATGCAGCTGCCGGCGCGGAGGATGACGACGAATGAGCCTAGCAGAAGAGCTACTCAAGATCCCAGTTGCCAGCGAAGAGGTAACGGTGCTTGGCAATGTGTTCGTTGTCACTGGCAAGTCACTTGGGGACAAAGCGGCTTTGCTGGCCAGTTGTCGCAAAAAAGACGGATCACTTAACGGCGACCTGTTCGACCAGACGCTGCTGACTGAGTGCGTCACGATGAAGGAAGATGGCTCGACGCTGACGAAAGAGCAGTGGAGCAAAGTTGGCAGCCACATTACCAGCCCGCTGCTGGCCTCGGTGATCAGTTTGCTTGGCTTCGATGAGGACGACATACAGCGGGTGCGCCGCGACCCAAAAGGCTCAGACTCAACCCAGAGCTAACACTGGCTCACAGGTTGGGTCTGCGGCTTGGAATAGAAGATCCAGAGCAGTGGCTGGAAGATTGCCCTGCCAGAGTGTTTGACAATTGGCTGGCCTACTATCGGCTTGAGCCCTTCGGCCTTGAGTCGGAGTTGCTGGCCAAGATAGTTGGGCTGCTGTTTTACCTGTGTCGAAGGCATGGCGGCGAGATTGAGGATATCGAGAAGTTCGTCAATGCAATAGCCAGGTGCATGATGCCTGGCAACTGGGTGGGGCAAAAGCAGGCAACCAGCCATGAAAAGGTGACAGCGGAAGAGCTTAAACAGCGGTTTGCTGCGGCTCAGAAGATGGCGGAAAAGGTGTTTCAGTAATGGCTACCACGATCAATAGTTATTCGGTCGGCTTTGGCATGGACGCCAGGAGCTATATCGATGGCGCCAAAATCTCTCGCAGCGAAACGCGGGCGCTTATCAAGGATATTGAAGGTGCTCGGAGCCCCACTGAAAAGTACGCTCGTGAGCAAGACCGACTGAGCGATGCGTACAAAAAGGGGGCGATTGACCTTGGGACGTACAACCGGCTGCTGGATGACAAGAAAAGCAAGCTGGGGCTGGCAAGTTCGTCAGTCAATCTTTATGCCACAGCATTTAAAACCGTAGCAGTAGCCGGCGCTGCGGCCATTGCTGGTGGCGTGGCATTCGTTCATCACCTACGAGACGTACAGGCTGAGATCGACGAGACTGTAAAAGCTGGGGCAAAGCTCGGCTTGACTTTCAACGAAATATCGCAACTGCGATTTGCAGCTGGCGAAATTGGCGGGATGGACGCGGCGACAGTCGATAATTCCGTCAAAAAAATGCTGATCAACATTTCCAAAGCAGTGGAGGGCGATCCGACAGCCAGGGATGCGTTTCGGAAGTTGGGCCTTGATGCTGGCCAGCTGATGCAGGCTGGTCCGGTAGAGTCCGTCAAGATGATTGCCGATTCAATGCAGTCGGTAAACAGCCAGGCAGATCGGCTGGCAATTTCAATGGAGATTTTCGGCAAGTCTGGCACTGAGTTTGTAGATACTCTTTCGGCTGGCAGGGCTGTCATCGAAGAATCAGCGGCTTTCCAGGAAAAGTGGAACTCATTGACTGTTGCTCAAACAATGGGCGTTGAGGCCAACAATGACGCATGGGGCCGAGTGTTCACAGTTGTAGATGGGATCTCAACAAAATTAGCTGCTGAGTTTGCTCCAGCCATGCACTTAGTTGCCGATTTGATTCTGGATTCAGCGGACGGACTCAGTGGAGTTGACGGTACGATTCGTTCAGTCGTCGATACCACAGTCTATCTCGTTGGTGTTTTCACGGATCTCTATGAGGTAGCGAGAGCCTTCGATCGGGTTCTTTACAACACAGCAACGCTAAATTTTGGCGGCGCTATAGAAGGCATTCAAGCGGCTCTGGATTTTAGCAGCGGCGAAAAAGCACTTCAGGCACTTTATGACAAGCGATTCGAACTAGATCAAGCAGCAGCAAAGAGGCAACGAGAGCTTGATGAAAGACGCAAAAACCTTCTCGATGAAGATGCCAAGGACACCGACAGCAAGCTGGACCAAGCTGAAAAAGAGCGGCTCAAGCTAATCGAGCAAGAATCGCAAAAGCGCGACCAGATGGCCAAGACCGCCCTGGATGCTGCCCGAAAGGAGTTCGATGAACGCGAGAAACGCCACAAGCAAATGAAGGCCGACATTGCCAAGGGGCCAGGCGGCGGCATGGAAGCTGGCAGCGCAGAGGCTGCAAAGTTTCTGGCAGACCAGGCCAATGCGGCACTCGCAGATAAGACAATGCCCGATGCCCCAACACCCGGCGAGGCCGAATTGATTGCTGAAGCCAAGCGGCAAATGGAGCTGATGGAAGAGCAAGCCAAGCAAAGCGAAGAGCAAATCGCGTTGCTTCGCAAGATTGCAGAAAAGCCGACTGTTTTGGCGAGGGCGCGGTAATGGCATCATGGATCGTTGACAACAGCCAGACTCGGGACGGTAGTGCTACGGTCTCCAACTCAAACGGCATGGCGGTCCTGAACGAGACCTACCGCTACATTGTCCAGACCGATAACAAATCCACGACGCGGATTGAGGTGCTGTACGGTACGCCTGGTCTGCCACGGGCAAACCAGACGGTATCAGCCTTTGGCGCGGCGGTCTGTATTGGCGTGGACGCATTTAGGCGGGCGGACAATCCACTGATCTGGGATGTGACCGCGACCTTTTCCAGTGAAGTTGAAGAAGGCCAAGACTCGCAAGACCCGGAGTCCGATCCAACCGTCTGGGTGCCGATCTACGAAACCAAGTTCGAACGGCTTCAGGAGGTTGTTACGAAAGACCAGAGTGGCACCTCCATTGCTAACTCGGCTGGGCAGCCTTTCCAGGTCGGCCTGACAATTGGCCGTTTCATTCCAGTCTGGGAGTTCTTTCAGTTCGAGCCCGCAACCGTTACCGATGAGCAAATCATCGATCGTAACGAAACCGTCAATAATGCTTCATTCAAAGGACGGGCCGCGAAGTCATTGCTGCTAACAATCCTGAGTAGTCGCGTAGGGTTCTACTACGGGGCGCGGCGGCGACTCACTCAGTATTCTTTGAAGTACAACGACCGTCTCTGGACTCACAAGCGGCTTGATGTTGGGACGATCTACCTTGCCACAGGGCAGAGGAAGCCGTACCTAGACGACGACAATCGGACTGTGATTCTTGGCAGCCTCAACGGCAGCGGCGGAAAAGCAGCGGCTGGTAGTCCTCCGGCAACCTTAGAGTTTGACATCTACCCATCCATTTCATTTTCGTTTCTGAGGCTCTAGCCATGCCGCTTACTGGAATCACAGCAGTCAGGCCAACCGCCAACACGGACTATCGGAACGTGCCCTATGGTGCGACTGTGGCCCCTGGGAATCCATTGTATTTAGACAGCGCAGACAATGAGCACAAGCTAGCCGATGCTAACTTATCGGCGACAGCAGCTGCGGCCAAGTGCATTGCGATGACACCTGGAGTAGATGGTGGGTATGGCATTGCTGCTTTTGGTGGCAGTATCATCCTGGTTGGTACGACGATGGTGGTAGGCGAAACGTACTACGTGGGTGCGACTGCTGGAGAGATCATCGCAGCGAGTGAATTGACAACTGGCTACAACGTAACTCGATTGGGCACAGCGGCTACGGCAACACAGCTTGACTTGGACATTCGTGCCACTGGCATACCGAGGGCATAATGCCTGACGATAAAGTCTATGGCTTTAATAAAGCCGACACGATTGAGGTAATCAACCTCATTGGCAACACGGATGGCGAGTTCCCAGAGATTGTGCCAAGGGACTTGGGTGGTGATGGTGCGACCTACCAGGGAACGCTAACTGCTTTAACTGATGGTACTGGGCACTATACCGGCAAAAAAGTCGGAACGGTCATGGTGGAAGTCGGCCCCTGCAACGAAGGCACTGTGGTTGGAACGTCTGTTCAAGTGGTGGATTGGTCGGGGTGTGTTTTCGATTTGCCGATTGAAGATCTGGACGGTGTTTGGGTTTGGTTTGGCAGGGGGATTGCAGCCTCTCAAGATCCTGAAGCCGAAGAAGGCGAGCTTACACCCTGCCACTATGTGGCCCACGATCGATGTTGCGTAGCAGGGGATGCCTGATGCCGACCAAGCGATGCTGCTGCGGGCCTTGCTACGAATACTCAGACGGATTCCAGCGAACCAGCAATGACGAAACGTTGCTTGAGCCGGACTGGGAAGTGTGCGGAGGCGACTGGACCGACTGGGAGATAAACCCATCTTCCCCAGCGTTCACTGGAATCGTCAGCAGAGCAAGCGATTCCAAGATGGTGCTCAAACACATGGTTGGGCATCCATACGGAATCTTCACGGCAACAATCGAAGCCGATACGGTTGGACAGAAGTTCCGCATCTATGCTTTCCACGGCAGTCTTGGTACTCCATGCGGCTCGCCGACTGATACCTACACTGAAATTGAAGTGATCGACACCAACGAGATTACTCAGCGGATTGTGGTTGGTGGTTCGGTGGAGTTTGAGGAAAGCTACGTCGTAACCGATGCGACTTTGATTTGGACCGTCTGCATGGGTGACAACCTGTTCGAGTCATCGGTCAGCGGTGGTCTTACTCAGAGGTATTGCGGCACAGCTAGCGGCTACTGGTTTGCGATAGGTGCTGGTAGTTCCACAGTCACCAAATGGTCTGAGATCACCTATTCAGACCACTACCTCCACAACACCACATGCCCTCGGTGCGCTCGGTCATGCTGCTTCCCAACGGTCAATCGAACGATCGCGGCTTTTGACGTGACCATTGCAGACATTGAGTCCAATAATTGCACTTGCCTGGAAAGCGTGTCTGTCAGGGTCACTTTGCAGACTGGAGTCGGCTTCGAGGATCAATGCGGCTGCAATCCTTCATTTGCTGCGACAGTGACCGGCCCCCATGACTGCTTTGCAGGAAACTCCCAAATTAGCGTGGTGTTGCTTTGCAACGCAACGACAGGCGAGAAAACGCTGCAGCTGCAAATCCTGCCTGATGACAACGGCCAAAACGAATGGAACTGGTTTAAGGGCTTTGGCAGTTCCGCGTTGCCAGAGGATATGCGAATCGACGATGACTACGATTCCAGCGACCCAGGGGACGAAGGGTCTTGCCGGTACGAAAACGCAACGATCACAGTTACCCCTGTAGTGGTCGCGGGCTGCTGTGACGAAGCACCCGAGGAGACTTCGCTGGCAATCCATGAGGTCCGCGCTGTACGGGAAAAAATCAACGAGCTACCTTATGAGCAACATGAAGCTGTAATAGCCCAACTCCGCGAGTTGGTTCAGCCAGAGGACAAAGGGCTGGGGGACACGGCTACTCGCGTTCTGGGCGATTGGGAGCAGCCAGAACTATCGCGGCTGGTACGGTGCTGGTTAAGGTTCTACAGCTGCCGGCGCTCCGAGGCGTTAAAGATGGTCAACCGGCATTTTCCGTATCCCGATCGGTAAGAAATCAAGCCTGGTTTTTCTAAAAACCGGCTATTTTCCCGACTGGGAAAACTTCTGAAATAATTTCAAAAAGTGTGTACAATACTCTTGCTGTGCCCGATATTGTGTGTATAATAGAATCGTGCAAGCGACAGTCGCGAGCCGAAAACAACTAACACAGGGGACAGCAAAATGAAAAAGCAAAACTCAGCAAGAAATTCTGGGACTCGACAATACCGAAAGCACCTGAGCATGATCGATAAAAACACAAAGCAAGTCACTATCAAAGCAGACTTTGAAAATAACGCAGAAACCTTTTGGGCAGCATTTGACGAAGCTTACCCAGAGATCGCAAATCAAGTCCGAGAAGGTGGAGCAACGGTTGACTCCGCAACGTGGCGTGCGATTCAGAGCCTTGAAGGTTTTAGCGATGGACCTAGCTATGCACGCGATGCGTTGATGGTGGTCGAATAATGACCAACGAACGGCGAAACACAACCCAGCCCACTGACTGGTGGGCTGCATGGGAGGCGGCGGCAAAATCCGCTGGATTGTCTTTGGCTGCATGGATCGGCAAGCAGTGCAATCGGTCCTTACCGAAGGAGGTCAGGGACCAACTAAGCGAACGGGCAACGCCTGGGCAGCCGAGGAAAAATAATTCTAAAAAATCTTAGAATACCTATTGCAAAAGGTTTTTGTTGCCGATAACATTCAACATCATGAAAACAGCAACGGAAGCAAGCAAAGAACTTAACTGCTCAATCGCAACTGTAACACGGTGGGCGAAGGCGTTGAGTCTTGGAAAGAAATACGGATACGCTCACATGCTAAGCGATGCTGACATTGCGAAGATTCGAAAGCATTGGAAACCAAATAGGGGCTGCAAGCCTAAGTAGTTTTTTTGGTTTGGATTTAGAAATAATTTGCAGGTGGGTAGCATGGACAAGAAAAAACAAAAGAAGCGACCAATTGTCGTAAACCCATCGCTGCTTGCCAGTATGGAGCGAGGCAAATCTCAGCCTAATTTGGCGGGTTGCGTTGAGTGGCAAGGTGCGACGGTTGACGGGTACGGTGTTTTGTGCCAAAAGGTCGGTGGGTCAAAGTGGAATGTGCTTGCTCATAGGGCAGCGTGGGTTATCGCTAACGGACAAGAAATCCCGCATAATATGGTGATTGCTCACAAGTGCGATAATAGGCTTTGTGTCAACCCGGAGCATCTTGAGTGCGTTGATCAGTCGAGAAATGTGAAGGACGCATATTTGCGTGGTCGATCAAATCACTTTCGAGGCGAGCGTTCATGGAATGCGGTGCTGAACGAGAGTACAGTCAGGAACCTGCGGGTTCTTCACAATGAGCTAGGTATTAGTATTTCTTGGCTTGCATAGCAGATTGGCGTGAGTCACAAAACTGCATCGCGGGCTATTTGTGGTAAGACTTGGCGTCACGTTGTTTAGTTTATTAGTTACCCTAGCCCACTTGGGAGGTGTTATGTCTGACTGCATTTACCATCCATTCGAAGCACTCGATCGGATTTCTCAAGGCGACACATTCGCCGAAGTTCGGGACGCAATTCTGCTTCCCACTAGTAGGCAGGAAATCTCTGAGTGGTTCCACGTTTTTCGTGGGGCTAAGCAGGCTTTCAGGCTGGCAGGCGAGCGACGTTGTGAAGACGTTGCCGAGCAGATTCAAGACTGGCTGGCTGCAAAGGTCAGCGTTGTTCTGAAGTAGTAGTGGCAGGCTGGCACTACGCTGGCTTGCAGGATTCTTTTGGGTTTAGGAGTACGGATATGGTTCACTTGCCACCAGCACCGCATTTACTGGCTTCGCTTGCTAATGCAAATCTTCCTTGGTGGAAGGCTCTTGCTGAGCTAGTAGACAACTCTCTTGATGCCGGTGCAACACGTGTCGTTATCGACATTACCAACAGAGTTCTAACTGTCTCTGATGACGGTGCTGGATGCGAAGATATTACTTCAGTCTTCAAGCTTGGCGATCACAAGCACCGAAAGACCAGCAAGCTAGGTCGATATGGGATTGGTGCAAAGGATGCTTGGCTTTCTTGCGCTGACACAATGGAGGTAGTCACGTGCTGCGGAAAGAAAGAATCCACAATGAAGGTGAATTATACCGAGTGGATGCAGAACAATTGGAACGTCCCAGACCCTGAAATCCGAGATTGCAACGGTCCATCGGGAACAGTCATTAAGCTGCCGCTGCGAAACGGGAAGAAGCAGCCCAATGAAGATGCTTTCCAGAGCTTGGCGTTTGTCTTCACCCCTGCAATTGCTCATGGCATTCAGATAGTAAGGTCCATCAATGGCAAGAAGAAGGTTTTGCCGCCGGTTGAGATGCCAGTGCGAAACGATGTTGTGCAATCCGAGTTTGAAATTGATGGCAAGGCCGTAAGGATTGACATTGGTATTTTGCCGGATGGCGTCTCAATAGAACGAGGGCCGTTTTGGCTGGTCTATGGCCATAGAATCATTGATGCCAATTCGCTAGGTGCTGGACAATACAGCGTGCGACGCATGGCTGGAACGATTCATCTCGGTGAAGGCTGGGCTTTAGCTAAAAACAAAGACGACCTGAGCGAGAACCAAGAGCGATTGGCTGATGCGATTTTTGTTCGCATCGAGCACGTTCTTAAGAAGGCTGACCAGCTTGCCGAGACTATCGAATCATCTGCTCTGCGTGGTGAACTTCAGCAAATGCTGAATCAGGCAGTCAATGAAGCGAACAAAGGCAAGGCCAAGAGAGACAAAGGAGATTCTGTTGGCTCTATAGCACCAAAGAGCACTGGTAAAAAGCATACAAAAGCCAGCAAGGTTCATGGTCTTGGTGATTCGCTTTGCACTAACGGCAAGACTGGCAGGCGTGGCGGGTACATTCTCGATTGGTGTGAGTTAGACCAATCAGTGCTTGGTTCGTTTGATCGCGCTGGAATGCGAGTTTCGCTCAACCTAAACAACGGACTGATTGCCTTGGCTAAGTCTGAATCTAATAGGGCAGCATTGACTGCTTGTGCAGTTGCTTTGATTGCCGACTACGGGTGCCGCCATGACGAAAAAGGGAACGAGCTTTTTAAGTTTTCGTTCAAAGACTTTGGGCAGGCGATGGGCTATCTAGTTAAAGACTACATGGAGGCAAAGAGCAATGCTAAAGCATCAGTATGAAGTGCATCCAGCAGCTACGTTGTTTCCTCCGATGACTGAGGAGGAGTATCAGGGACTAAAAAAGGACATCGCAGAAAACGGACAGCGTGAGGATATCGTTGTTTGGTGCGACAAGCTAATAGATGGTAGGCACCGGCTGCGGGCGTGCGAGGAGCTGCAGCGTAATCCCCATGTGTCGGAGCTTGATCCTGATACCGATCCTTGGAAGTACGTTATCAGCCATAACCTGCATCGCAGGCACCTGAGTGAAACGCAGCGAGAAACGGTGGCGGCGAAGCTGGCGAAGCTGAAACATGGTGGAGAGCGCGGAAATCAGCACACAGGTGGCAAGGGATCAAATGATACTTTGGCAGATGCGGCTGCACAGTTGAACGTCAGCGAACCATCAGTCAAGCGAGCCAAGGCTGCAATTAAAGGCGGTTGCAAAGAGCTTGTTGAGGCGATGGAGCGCGACGAGATCACCTCAAGCCTTGCGGCTAAGTTTGTCAAAGCAGTGCCTGACAAGAAAGAGCAAGCGAAGATTTTAAAGCAAGGCATCAAGGCGGTTAGGCAAGTTGTTAAGGAAGCGACGCAACCAAAACAGTCAATAAATCATCTAGTTCAACCGGAAGCGATTGAATACGAGGATGTGGAAGAACAAGAAGAGGAGCAACTTCAGAAACCGAAGGAAGACAACAAGCTCGATGAGTTCAAAAAGTTTTGGGCGAAGTGCAGCGACATTTCAAAGGCTGCGATTAGGGCGTGGGTAAACGATAACTAATTTCAAGGGGGCGTTGTATGTCTGGGGCTATTCAGAACCTCATTTACGCAAAGGATTGCCAGCATGTTAAAGCAAATTGAAGCGGACGTTGTTGTTGGCAGGACCGCTGCGGCTGGACTCGTAAAGGATGGTCATGTGTACATCGTGCATGGCAATCTGGATCAAAAGTACGAAGCGCTCCGCTGGCCTGGTCGCGAGGCTGCGGATCTGCTGACAGGTTTGGACTTTCACGACGCGGCTGAGTTGGTCGCGATGATCAGGGAGAAATGGCCAGAGGCTTGCGGTAGTGCATGCCAGTGCCATGCGTGTTGCGAGCGGCGAGATAGGGACGCGGAGATGCGGACTTTGAGCGATCTTCCGAGACCAGTCCCGAAGCCAGTCAAGCCGGTGAGTTTATGGTCGTTGTTTTTCGAGTGGCTTGTTTGGGGGAAATGATGATGGCGATTCCAGAGGCGTTACGACTGACAGCCGATGAACTGCATCAGGTTGCGGTGGCTGAAGTCGAGCGGCAATTCTTCGAGGGGGCTGAGCCCGACGAAGAGCCAATGGAGTCGGTTAATCGCTTGGCCTTGCGAGTCTCCAACGCGCTGAGCGACGAATACCCTGGCCGATACGTGAGCCACTACGAAGTGGCCAGTGAAGTCAGGGAGCGAGTAAGGAGAGCGGCTAAGGATGGCCAAATACAGACTGGAGGTTGAGGTAATTGAAAAGGGCTGGCCGAGCCCAGCAGCTATAAGGCTGCGCAAGTTTTTGAAGGTTGCGCTTCGTGGTTATGGGATCAAATGCAAGGGGATTGAGAAGGATGACGGAGACAGCGGAGAAGTACGAGACAAAGAGCAGGTGGACATCGATAACCGAGTTCCATGACACTCGGGAGCAGTGGCTGGAGACTCGGAGGACTGGCATCGGTGCCAGCGAAGTGGCGAGTATCTTCGGTGTTGGCTACGCCAATACCAGCCCGATCACAGTCTGGGCAGAGAAGACCGGAGCGGCCAAGCAAGAGTTTGACGCGGCCACTTTGAAACGCATGAACAGGGGCAAGCGGCTGGAGCCGTATATCGCGATGGAGTTCGAGGAGGAAACGGGGTTTGAGACCGTCGATCCAGGCGACTTCACGATCTATCGCAGTGACACCTATGAGTGGCTGTTTGCGACTCTCGATAGGTGGTGCCGACACCCAGAACATGGCTGCATCCCAGTGGAGCTGAAAGCGGTCAATGGTCGGTTTCGCGGCGATTGGGATGAGGACATCGAGCCACCTTTGAAGTACATGGTGCAGTGCCAGACTCAGATGGCGGTTACGGGTGCGAGTCATTGCTACCTGGTTGGATTGATTGGTGGCGATGAGCTGAGTATTAGGCTTATCGAGCGGAACGACCGATTTATCGAGGCCATGCTGAGTAAGCTGGCTCGGTTCTGGATTTACGTGCTTAAAAAGGAAATGCCGCCGGTCGATGAGTCGGAGGCGACGAAGGCTGTCATTGGGTTGATCTACCCGCATGACTCGGGCGAGGAAGTGAGCTTGCCAGTTGACTTTTTCGATCTGGACCGAGAGCTGCTGGAGCTGAAGGACCAGCGAAAGCAGATCGAGGCCAAGATTGATGGCATCGAGAACCGCCTGAAAGCGGCGATCGGTGGGGCTACCTGGGGCTCTCTGCCTGGTGGTGGGCGGTATTCGTGGAAGGAGCAGTCGCGCAGGTCGATCGACGCGGATTTGCTGCGGGAGCGACATCCAGAGATCGCGCTTGAGTGTGAGAAGTGTTCTACGTTTCGCGTTTTAAGAAGGGTGGGCAAATAATGGGTGGTGTCAGGGGAACACGGCAGAATGTCTTGGGTCGCGCGAAGTCGTTTGAACTGCGGGACGCCATTTCAGCACTGGAAAGCCCGCTGAAAAATTGGGATGAGGCCATTTCTTATTTTTCCAAAGCGATTCAGTTTCCGGTGACTCGCCGAAATATCGTCGGTGTCTGCGAGGATGCCAAGATGGAAGTTACTCGGGTGGTTGAGACATACCAAAAGCGTCTGAGCAATGAGTGCTTGCAGGAGCAGATCGAGGAGCTAAAGCGGCAAGTAAAGTCACTTGAATTGCACGTTGCCGCACTGATTGAGTTTAGATCGTCTTTAGAGGGTTAGTTTTTATCTAAGCAGAAGGGTATTGGCATTATGAGTACAGCAGTAACAAACAGCGACAACAAGCAGCCAGTATTGACACCAGCAAGGCAGTTTCGGGCAACATGTACTGCAATCGCGACCAGCTTGCTAACAGACTGGGTCGGAGAAGAGAGGGCGGCTGACGCGATAGGAAGAGTTTCGATCGCGTTGTCAGCAGCAGCAGCTAGCAGCAAGAAACCAGACGAGTTCTATAACTGCACAAAAGAAAGTATCGGTTCTGTAGTCGCAATTTCTGCGTTGACTGGAATTATGGTCGGAACGACTCGAAACGCTCTTGCCTACGCGATCCCTCGGCGTGCTAGGAAGGGTGAGCCACCAATACTTCGATATGAGCTTTCTCATCGCGGTATTGCTGCACTGGCAAAGCGATGCGATCAAGCCTTGATACCGATTCCGATTTCCTACAAAGACGATATTGGAGTAGACGATGGCGGCGAGGCTGTAGTCAAGTCTCGCGACATCGACAATCCACCGGCGACGATGGACGACCTGCGCGGTGTGGTTGTTTTGGTAAAAGACAGAACAAGCGGCATTGTGACTTTTCGCGGCTGGGTGCCAAAGTCGGTTATTGAGCTTCGTAGAAATCAATCCGATGCCTATAGGTTTGCTCTGGCTAACGACTGGGCTAGAGAGTCTGACCCTTGGCACAAATGGCCGATTGAGCAATCCATGAAGACAGCGATGCACTACGCGGTATCGCGGGGTTGGTGTGTGATCGATGATGTAGAAAGCGTTCGGGCGCTGTCGATCGACTCGGAGAACTCTTTTGGCGGCGCTGAAGTCATCCAGGGCACTGCAAAGAGACTGGGACTGGATGACCTGACCGAGCGGCTGATTGCGTCTTCAGTAGATCCCGAGCAGGAGCCAGAGGCTCCAGTCAGCGAGGCTCCCAGTGCGAGTTAAGGAGCGAAAGAAAAGCGGTGGCGTCCATGTCAGCGGACGCCCCAAGCGGCGTAGCGACTCCAGACCGGCCACAGTGAGCTGCGCCAGGGAGCTGCTGTTGGGGCTTGGGTTTAAGCCTTCCGAGTCTGACAGCAGGCCAGATCGACCGACCAGGCCGACCTACCGGAAGGGGAAGGTGAAAGTAATCGGTGAGTCCAACCATTGTCCCTGGATCACGATACAGCACTGTTCGTCTGGCCATGTGGATTGGTACATCGATGTTCCGCTATCTGCTGGCAACGATGTGGTGATGAGTTTGGTTTTGGCGCTGGAGGGGCAAAGCGATGATTGAGCAATTTAACCGACTTCTCCAGGGGCTCGGGGCCAATCGAGTGCAAATCACCGACGTTGACGAGGGATACATTCAGTTCTCGATCATCGGTTGGGGTGAGTTCTGCATCTGGCGGAATGGTGAGTTGCTGGAATGGGATGGTCGGGACTACCAGGCCAATACCAGGTCGGTTTGGCTGCAGGACGTTTCCAAAGGCAAGAAACGAAACGACGCTGGGGTGCTGGCGTGACTGTAGAGCAACTAGCTAGTTTGGTGCAGGAAATGCGAACGGCTCAGCGAGAGTATTTTCGAACGCGCAGCGGGCCGGCGCTCGAGAAATCGAAGCGGCTCGAAAAGCAGGTGGATGATGCCCTGGGCGCGGTGCTCAGGCAGCCAGGATTGTTTGATTGAACCTTTCGACCGCGAGCCCGGCGCGGCAAACCTCGGGCGCTTTTTCATGTAGCAATCACTTACAGGCAGCCGTTGACGCTAGGTGATTGTGAGGCTCCTTCTCAGCACCGTGACCATATCGGCGGCAAAGTGGGCGGTGCAATTTTTAGGATGGAATCTGTGATTACGTTTGGAAGTTTATTTGCTGGAATCGGCGGATTTGATCTTGGTTTTGAACAGGCAGGGATGGTTTGCAAGTGGCAGGTGGAGATAGATGACTACGCAACAAAAGTGCTTGAAAAACATTGGCCAAGCGTTCATAGAGAACGAGACATTAAGCAGTGCGGAAAACACAACCTTGAGCGAGTTGACGTTATCTGTGGAGGAGACCCATGCCAAGCTAACAGCGCGGCAGTGGGTGCCGGTCGATCCAAAAAAGAGAGTCTTGGCGGTGAGTTCCTGCGAATTGTTGAAGAGGTTCGCCCTCGCATTGTGGTCAGAGAAAATCCAAGCCACATCAGAGTCGATGCTCCCTGGCCTTGGTTTCGATTCCGAGCTGGCCTTGAGTCGCTTGGTTACGCTTGCTTGCCCTTCCGATTTAGGGCGTGTTGCGTTGGCGCTAGGCATCGTCGAGAACGATTGTTTGTGCTCGGTGTCGATGCCAACGCCGACAGCCAACGCATGGAAGGGTGGAACCACCAAAGATCATCCGAAAGCCAACCGAGAAACAACATTTACACATTGGTGGGCAAGGCATCATGGCCAGCCATACCCGAGCATAGCGGTCATCGAAGCCGTTCAGGGATTTCCGCCTATGTGGACCGACTTAGAGGACTCGGCAACGCAGTTGTGCCGCAAGTCGCAGAATGGATTGGAAGGAGAATAGTTGAAGTTTGGGAGTGATTTTTTTGACTCGGCGGCGTGGTGGGAACACGCAATATCTGCATCAGGGATGTGGCTCTCCTGACGGTGCAGAAGCCAATAGCGGGTGCGAATCCTGCCCGAGTCACTGAGCACTAGCCATCACCGCAAGGTTAAGTGGAGCGACGAGACCGATGGCTTACATCGTCGCCGGGGCCATGACTGACAGCAGCGAACGGTGGGTGCGAAGCATGGAGACCGTGACAGCTCGGAGAGACGGGCATTTTGGACCAGTAGCTCAGGGTAGAGCTGGGGGCTGACCGCCCCTGGATAGTACGGTTCGGTTTGTTTCAACACGAACGGCAGTACAACCGGTTGACGCGAGACACCAACCGGGGCGCAGGTTCGATTCCTGCCTGGTCCGCTTTTACAGAGAGGAAACCAAATGGCCAAGAAACGTTATGGAATGTATCACACTGCAGACGAGCTGCGGGCAATCGCCAAAGTTATTGATGCACTGAACGAAGCGAGGGATATCGACTGTGCGTTTGGCCATGTGATGGTGTTTTATTGGTGCGACACAATACAGGGAAGGTTGGCGTGTCAAGACGGAGACTGGACATACGAACCATTGGTTGAAGATGACGATGAAGAAACGCAAGAAACTGACAGCGAAGGAACGACAGAAGCGAATCAGCCAGGGATTGCGGCTGATGTGGCAGCGAAGGAAGGCGAAGAAAAAAGTCAAAGCCGTTTAAGGACTTAAAAAGTACGGTCAGCGGCCACTGCTGGGAGTGTGGCACCTAAGCCCCATGCTCAAGGTTGAGTGGTGCAAGGAGCGTCCAAGGACGGCCAGGCACTGGAGCGGTTCGAATCCGCGATGGGGCTCTGCCTGCCCGCAGGTGAACAACACTAACACTTTTTCGAGGTGGCTGTTGGAGTTCACGATGAACACTGCGGGCAGGGTTTTTGGACTAACTGGGATTATTGGAGAGTTGCGAATGAGTAGCGACAAGACAAAATGCCCGGAATGTAACGGGGCTGGCGAGTCTTCCATTGTCATTGTGTCCTATGCACCTGGAATGAGTGGACCACCAATAAGAGAGCTTGAGTGTACTACCTGTGAAGGAGTTGGGTGGATTTCAAGCCAACAGGTTGAGCAATATGAACGTGGGCTAACTTTCCGCAAGTACCGAGTGACCACACTTGGTCTTGGTCTGCGCGAGGCTGCTTCCAGATGGGGCATGAAGGCGCCGGAGTTGAGTTATATCGAGCAAGGAAAGGTGGCGACGGATTGGACGCCTCCTGGTTACACAAACTGAATAGGAGAACGAAATTGGTACACGGACTGGAAACTTTGAAGAGGCTGAATCAACAGGCCGTTGCTTTACATGAAAGCAAAGAGAGGAAGCCAGGGACGCAGGACATTAGCCCGGAGGTGATTCGGGCGAAAATGTCTACAAACCTAACCAAAGATGATGTTGTTCAACGATTCAACCAAAGCGGCTCGAAGTATCTTCGTGAGATGCGTTGTCTGGTTGATGGCCGGGCCGATGTTTACGCGATCCTCGAAGCCTTTGCGGTGACGTGTCCAGCGAGGCAACACGCCATCAAGAAACTGTTGTGTAGTGGCATTCGCGGTAAGGGTGACGCAATGCAAGATTTGAAGGAAGCAAGAGACGCAGTTGATCGGGCGATTCAGATGGCGTCGTCCCGATAACGCTGCGTGATAAGCAGAGAGGGGATTATGAATAGCGATTATTGCAGAAAATGTGGAGTTAGCTGGGACACAGACTACCAAAGGCATGAGTGCCCCCATTCTGCTTCATCCGCTTGTTCGGGCGAGGATGCCCGGCAAGCGGACAAGGCTTCCGCAGTCACGCAGCGTTCGGGCGACGAGGTTATCAGAGATGAAGCACAGGGCATGATGGTAGCCATCAAGGA